GGAGATTGATTGCCCCCTTAGAGGAGGTTCGGGAAACTCTAACGAACCACCGGGTTGCGATTCATATTGACACTATACATAATACACGTTATAATTGATCTGAAGGTTAATTCAAATTATGGCTAAAGGATTTACAGTTAAGGCCAATACTCCCAAACCAGCAAAGAAGGAAGAATGGGATATTGCAGCAATCAAAGAACGGATGAAGGGTAAGACAATTGTATTCTGTCTTCCTGGACGTGGATGTTCTTTTACGTTTCTAAAGAACTTCGTACAACTGTGCTTTGACATGGTACAGAATGGAATGAGTATTCAGATCAGTCAAGATTACTCTTCTATGGTTAACTTCGCCCGTTGTAAGTGTTTGGGTGCAAATGTTCTCCGTGGTCCTAAGCAGGTACCTTGGGATGGTAAACTGGAGTATGACTATCAGTTGTGGATTGACTCTGACATTGTGTTCGATACTGGTAAGTTCTGGCAACTCTGTGACCTTGCTATCAATGCTGAAGGAGAAGAGAAAGCAATCACTGCAGGTTGGTATGCAACTGAAGATGGTCACACAACTTCTGTCGCACACTGGTTGGAAGAAGATGACTTCCGTAAGAACGGTGGTGTCATGAACCACGAAACTGTCGATTCTATCAGTCGTCGTAAGAAACCATTTACAGTTGACTACACTGGTTTCGGATGGGTGTTGATCAAGAAGGGTGTCTTTGAAGAAATGGAGTACCCCTGGTTTGCTCCTAAGATGCAGGTCTTTGAGTCCGGCAGCGTTCAAGACATGTGTGGTGAGGATGTTTCATTCTGTCTTGATGCAAAAGAGATGGGTTATGAAATCTGGTGCGACCCTCGTATCCGCGTGGGCCACGAAAAAACTCGTGTTATCTGAGGTATAGATTATGGCAGTACGTAAATCATTGTCCGGTAATGACTTTGTAGAATCAGCGCCGAAAAAAACTCGTCAGGGTATGGGAAAGCATACAAAGTATGCCGCGAGCTCTCGTAATGGAAAGAAGAAAAGATATCGGGGTCAAGGACGGTAATATATAAAAGTAGTTGTAAACTTTTGTATGCCTTGTTTGATTGCGAATCTTCCCTCGTATGAGGTCTGGGTAAGAAAAGAATATCTCACTGATCATCAATCTGGTCATGGTGAATTTGTAAAGGGCGTCTGGGTATCGGTTAAATCGATCCCTGGACGTGCTTTTTATTTTGAGACCTACTTACCAGAGTATGCGGCAATGTATGATAAGTTGCCAATCAGCGCGTTTGTCTCGTCACCTGAACTTCCTACACCTGATATGGAGTTACATAACCTCCAGTTCTGGAATTGTATGGACTATGGTGTAACTGTAGTACAAAAACAATTCATTGGTAGTATGCACTATGAGTGCTATACACGGGATTATGGCCCACAGACAGGCACTTACATTTGTACCATCGATAATTATCATCAAGATCCTGATGCAGTTGACTATGCAACCAGTGAGAATCCATCAGAGCATAAGTCACATAACCTTATTGAACTAGATAATGGGCAGTTTGCTTTATATCCTAATAATAGGACTCGAATCTTTGATAATAGTTTGACACCTGAAGAACCAAAGATTCCTGATTTCAAAGTTTCCACTGTTTATTATCAAGTTGAGAACGGTCATGACCGTGATGGACTTGGAAATGACGAAAATTATTTCTGGAAAACTGCAAAAGAGCGTAAAAATAGCGAAGAAAATCCACCGATTGCCGAATTTTAGAAAAATGAACGATTTTTTAGACAACTTAGCTAACGATCAGCATCAAAAAATGCTTCGTGAAATTTCAAATGACAAATTAACACCTAAAAAACGTGATTCTTTGAAAGAAACTGAAATTTTTGAAGTTTCCGATGATCTCGAAGTAATTGAACCGACGATTCTCAACGAATTTTGATCTAAATCATTGATAAATAATACATAATTGCTATATTTTAGTGCCACTAGAAAGGGTAAGTCAGGGTTTTAAGGATGTTAGTATGTCGTTTCAGGAAAATCCCCTGAACGGCGACCTGATTGCGCTTAAAAATGAGAACGCCATTGCACGTTCTATTAGAAATATCGTATTTACCCTTCCTGGTGAGAAGTTCTTTAATGAAAGTTTTGGATCTAATATCTCCGAAACGTTATTTGACAACGTAAATGACTTAAGTGCTACTGTCATTGTTGATCAGATTAAAGAATCCATTAATAATTTTGAACCACGAGTTGACTTACAGGACGTTAAAGCATTTCCTGACTACGATAATAATGCATTTGATGTTGTTATAACATATACAATCATTGGAGCTGATGTTCCAGGTCAACAATTAGAATTCGTTTTGCAATCAACTAGGTAACAATGCCACTAGTCAACTTTTCAAACCTTGATTTTAATCAAGTAAAGACAACTCTAAGAGATTATCTTAAGTCAAACTCGGAATTTACCGATTATGACTTTGATGGATCTAACCTTTCGTCTATTTTAGACGTTTTGGCATACAATACCTACATCACTTCATACAATGCGAACATGGTCGCTAATGAAGTGTTCATTGATAGTGCAACTTTACGAGAAAATGTGGTTGCACTTGCCAGAAATATCGGATATACCCCTAGATCACGCAAAGCTTCATATTCAACGATCTCATTTTTCGTAGATACGTCAGATATTACACCTTCACCAGTCAATTTGACCCTAAAAGCAGGTCCTGTTGCCTCTACACAAGGTAGTTTTGGTTCTCAATCGTTCGTTTTCTCGATTTCTGAAGATATTACCGTTCCAGTAGTCAACGGAATTGCTAATTTTACAGATATTCCCATTTATGAAGGCACTTTACTGACTTCAAACTTCACTTACAGTTCTAGAAACCCAAATCAGAAGTATATTTTACCAAATTCCGGTATTGACACTGCATTATTGAGAGTTACTGTTCAAAGTTCGCAATCTTCGACCCAAAAAGTCAAGTATAGTGCTCAGGATGACCTCTTTGAACTTGGTTCTTCCTCAAAAGTGTATTTTTTACAAGAAATTGAGAACGAAAGATATGAACTTTTCTTCGGAGACGGAGTTTTTGGTCAAGCATTAGAAGAAGGAAATTATATAACCGCAAATTACATCGTTTCTAATGGTGATAGTGCAAATGGAGTAAGTCAGTTCTCATATTCTGGTAGAATTACATATACACGTAACAGTATTGAATATACGGTAACCTCTGGAATATCATTACTCAATACTGGAATCATTTCTACCGGCGGCGAAAGCATTGAATCGGTAGAATCGATTAAAAAGTTTGCTCCTAAGGTTTATGCCTCTCAAAACAGAGCTCTGACAGCAAATGATTATGAATCTTTGATTCCAACCAAGATTTATCCAGAAACTGAGTCAATTTCTGTTTTTGGTGGCGAGGAACTTGTACCGCCACAATACGGAAAGGTGTTTATCAGCATTAAACCAAGAACTGGTGATTTTCTTCCGAACCTTACGAAAGAAAACATCAAAATGAAGTTGAAAAAGTATGCTGTTGCAGGAATTGTTCCAGAAATACTTGATCTTAAGTATTTGTTCATCGAAGTTGATACTAAGGTCTATTATAACACAAATTTTGCATCTTCAAGTGCTGCAGTTTCTACAATTGTTCAAACTAATGCAAATAAGTACTCTGAATCAACTGAATTAAACAGATATGGTGCTAGATTCAAGTACAGTAAGTTTTTGAAGATTATTGATGATAGTAGTGATGCAATCACCTCTAATATTACTACTGTAAATATGAGAAGAGACCTTAGAGTCGCTCTAAACGCATTTGCAGAGTATTCAATCGGATTTGGTAATGCAATGCATGTGAAGGATCCTGATGGATATAACATTAAGACCTCTGCATTCAGAATTGTTGGAATTAATGAACCAGTTTATCTCAGTGACTTACCAAACACTGATCGATTGTCCGGATCATTGTTCTTATTCACTTTACCTTCAGTAAATTCCAACTCACCCACTATCGTAAGAAGAAATGTTGGAAAAATTGATTATCAGAGAGGAATCATCACTCTGAACCCAATTAACATCATATCTGGAAAAATTAAAGACGGTCAAACGATTATTGAGATTGCAGCATCACCAAGTTCAAATGATGTTGTTGGATTACAAGATTTGTATTTGCAACTAGATATTACTAATAGTAATTTTGAACCTGTGGTTGATGATATCGCATCTGGACTTGATCCGTCAGCATCTACATATACTGTATCCTCAAGTTATCCGAATGGTACTTTGGTCAGATCTGGTGGTAGAGACGAAGTGAGCACTACTACAACACAATCTGGAGGATTCCAGACAACAGTCGCAACAGGAACAGGAGCGGCCGCGGCAACCTCTACAGGAGGAGTAACAGGAGGATCTACTGGATCTACATCCAGTGCTCCCACGACGCCCTCAGCGCCCTCTGGAGGGTCCTCAGGCGGCGGTTCAGGCGGCGGCGGTGGTTACGGATACTAATATTAGAAAACCAGGATACTAGCATAAGATGTCACAAAAAAGAGTACAGATTAACAACGTAGTTCAGAATCAACTTCCTTCATATGTGAGGGAGGATTACCCTCTGGTTTCTGAATTCTTAAAGCAATATTATCTGGCTCAAGAATTTAAAGGGGCACCAATTGATCTCATACAAAACATTGATCAATACATTAAATTAGAAGAGACCACTAATTTAACAGATTCTGTTATTTTATATTCTGATCTCGAATTTGACTCAGAAACGATTGAAGTAGATATTGGTAAATCTAGAACAGGAACTGATGGATTTCCTGATTCCTATGGACTTTTGAAGATTGGTGATGAGATTATCACCTACACTGGTAAAACAAAAACTACCTTCACTGGTTGTATTAGAGGATTTAGTGGTGTTTCCTCTTTGAAGAGTGACATTGACTCTGAGTCATTGGTTTTTGATG